GCATACGCCAGTGGTGCTCTAGTGCAGTGCCGTAAGAAGGGCGCGGCCAACTGGGGTAACAAGAGCAAATGAGGATCACAGACGTAATCACAGAGAAATGTTGGAAGGGGTACGAAAAAAAGGGCATGAAGACTATGTTCGGAAAACGTGTGCCCAACTGCGTGAAACGTGAGGACATCGACTTCTGTGTGCGTTGTGGCGACATCATAATGGCAGAGACATTGAACGAGGATCTCAAGAAATGGTTCAAGCAGAAATGGGTGCGGTTTGGTCCCAAGGGCAAGATCCGTGGAGCCTGTGCTCGTGGTAGTGAGAAGGAAGGCAAACCAAAATGTTTACCAGCCAAGAAGGCCTACGCTCTCGGCAAGAAGGGCAGGGCATCAGCGGCACAGAGGAAAAGAAGACAGGACCCAAATCCCAACAGGCGTGGTAAAGCCAAGAACGTGGCCACCAAGAAAAAATAGTTTACATACCACACAAAGTATAATATAATACACGCTTAACAACAGGAGAAAAAAATGGCAGTAAGAAATTTCAACGACGCTGAGAAGCAGAAGTTAATACAGATCATATCACAGGGCTCACAGGTACTAGGTGAAGTGGAAGATCTCAAAGGTGGTTTGAAAGACACAGTTAAGGCAATAGCAGAAGAACTGGAACTCAAACCAGCCTTGATCAACAAAGCGATATCAGTCGCACACAAGGGCAACTACCAGAACATCGCAGATGAGATGGACACCTTGGAGAGCATCTTAAACACGGCTGGCAAACTTTAATGTTAGCGAAAGTCAGATCATTCTGGCTTCGCAGTTTTGAAAGTGACCGCACAGCGTTTTACTTTGAACTAGTCAGTTTCATTTTCACCGTTGGAGCCAGCCTCACATTGGCGATATCCGCCAGAGATCCCAACATGCTCATAGTGTATCCGGGATTCCTAGTTGGTGCATTAACACAATGTTACGCATCATATAGGCGTGGTGCCGCATGGGTTATGATTTTGACTTTCTACTTCGCGTGTGTTAATATATTTGGATACGGAGTGGCCGCGGGATGGTGGTAAGATGAGTTACATAGACGCACTATACAAGAAGGACGAGGACAGGATATACGTGGTGGAACGTGATTCCAAGAAGGGTCGCATATTCACAGAGTATGACGCCAGGTATGTTTTCTACTACCCAGACGCCCGAGGCAAGCACAGGGGCATGACCGGAGAGCCATTACAGCGAGTGGTATGCCAAACACACAAGGAATTCATAAAAGAGCAACGCATAAGATCAAACAAGCAACTCTACGAACACGACATCAATCCTGTGTTCAGGTGCCTGGAGGAGAACTACCTGGGCAAGGAGACTCCGAAACTGAACGTGATGTTTTTTGACATTGAGGTGGACTTCGATCCAGATCGTGGTTACTCAACGACGGATGATCCGTTCATGCCCATAACTGCCATAAGTTGTTACATGAGCTGGACGGATCAACTGGTCACACTGGCTGTGCCACCCAAGACCATCAGCATGAAGGACGCGGAGGAACTCACAAAGAGATTCGACAACACCATGCTGTTCGAGAAGGAGAAGGACATGCTGGACGCCTTCCTACAACTTGTGGAAGACGCGGACATACTTTCGGGCTGGAACTCAGAGGGTTATGATATCCCCTACACCGTGGGCAGGATACAGAAAGTTTTAAGTGGCGACGACACAAGAAGATTGTGTTTCTGGGGTGAGAAGCCCAAGAAAAGGGTGTTCGAGAAATACGGCAGGGAGCAGTTGAGCTTTGATCTAGTTGGAAGAGTGCACCTGGACTTGCTGGAACTGTACAGGAAATACACCTATGAGGAAAGACATTCATTTAGACTGGACGCCATAGGTGAACACGAACTGGGGGAGAAGAAGACTGTGTACGAGGGGTCACTAGACAACCTGTACAAGAACGATTTTGGACTTTTCATAGAATACAACAGGCAAGACACAGCACTGTTGGCAAAATTAGAGAAAAAATTGAAGTTCATAGAACTGGCCAATGAGATTGCACACCAAAACACGGTACTACTACAGACAACGATGGGCGCAGTTGCGGTCACAGAACAGGCCATAGTGAACGAAGCACACAGGAGAGGCATGCAGGTACCAGGCAGGAAGTACAAGAAGGAAGGTGAGGAGAATCAACCGGCCGCTGGAGCATACGTGGCAACCCCAATGAAGGGCATACATGATTGGATTGGTTCTATTGACATCAACTCACTGTATCCTAGTGTGATCCGAGCTTTGAACATGGGACCAGAGACCATTGTGGGACAGATAAGGCCTGTAATAACTTCGGCAGAGATCAACAGGGCCAAACACGCCAAGAAGTCATTTGCGGCCGCATGGGACAGCCAATTCGGATCATGGGAGTACCAAGCAGTGATGAAACAGGACAAGGGTACGGAGATCATAGTGGACTGGGAAGACAAGACCAGTGTGCGTATGAGTGCGGCACAACTGTATGATGTGATATTCGACGGTAACAACAAATGGATGCTCAGTGCGAACGGAACCATATTCACATACGAGTACGAGGCCATTATTCCAGGTTTGTTGAAACGTTGGTATGCAGAGAGACAGGAAATGCAACAGAAGATGCGTGACTGCGGTGACAACGAGATCGAAAGGGAGTACTGGGACAAGAGGCAATTGGTCAAAAAGATTAACCTGAACAGTCTGTATGGTGCGATTTTGAACCCAGGCTGTAGGTTCTTTGACATCAGGATAGGACAGAGTGTGACACTGACAGGTAGATGTATCACGAGGCACATGGCCAGCAAGGTGAACGAGATCGTGGCAGGCAAGTATGATCACAAAGGCGAAAGCGTGGTATATGGTGACACTGACTCGGTTTACTTCACAGCACACAAGACACTGAAAAAAGAGATCGATGAAGGTGTCATACCATGGACCAAAGAGTCAGTGGTCGCGCTGTACGATAAGATCGCCGAGGAAGTTAACGGATCATTTAAATCATTTATGACCCGGGCATTCCATTGTCCAGGCACGCGTGGTGAGGTCATAGCGGCGGGCAGAGAACTGGTGGCCAGTAAAGGATTGTTCATAACCAAGAAGAGGTACGCGGTGCTATACTACGACAAGGAAGGCAAACGCGTGGACACCGAAGGCAAGGCGGGCAAGGTAAAAGCGATGGGTCTTGACCTAAAGAGATCAGACACCCCTGTATTCGTGCAGGACTTCCTAAGTGATCTACTCTATATGGTTCTGACGGGGAACACAGAAGCAGAAGTGCTTGAAAAAATAAGTGAATTCAGGGCAGAATTTAAATCAAGGCCAGGATGGGAGAAAGGTTCTCCCAAGAGGGCCAACAACATGACCAAGTACACGGAAGAGGAGAACAAGAAGGGCAAGACCAACATGCCGGGACACGTGAGGGCCAGCATGAACTGGAACAGATGTAGGGAGATGTATGGTGACAAATACTCCATGCCCATCACGGACGGTGCCAAGGTTATCGTTTGTAAACTGAAATCAAACCCGCTGGGCTACACGTCAATAGCATATCCGGTAGATGAACTGCGAATACCAGAATGGTTCAAGGAACTGCCGTTCGATAGCGAAGCAATGGAGAGCACAATACTGGACCAGAAGATAGACAACCTTATTGGCGTATTGGATTGGGACGTGCAGTCAACGGAAACCACGAACACGTTCAACAAACTGTTCGAATTCTAAATAATATTATGCTGAGCATAGAAGAGATAAAACTGTTGATAGAGAAACTTCAGAAATTGAAGGACGGCAAGGACTTCAATACGATCCTTGAACAGAACTTGAAAAAATTAAAGGATCTAGCAGATGTAGTGGACATCAACAACAGCGAGATGATCAACAGACTTGACAAGACTGTGGACTGGTTCCGTAAAGATCTCGACATTAAGAGAGCAAAACCAATCATAGATAATGGATTGTACAGGATGATCCAGACCAAGATATTCCAATTCTCAAAGACTAATCTATACAATAGCCTAGAGATAGGTCCAGGCACGGGAATGTTT